TGGACGCGGCGGGGCGCGCAGGCGACGATCTGGACGCCAGCTGCCGCCGGTCGTATCTGGTCCCTCGCCGGTCGAGGCGGTGGGCTCGTGGGGAAAGCCCGAGGGTTGGGAGCTTAAATGAGAGACTATGCCCTCGAGACGACCTTCGATGTGAAGTTCACGACGCGCCGCTTCTCCACGGGGGCGCCATTCACACTTGCGGGCACGCCGGTCATTTCCGCATATGTGGGCAATTCGCTCACGCAGATCACCGCCGGCATCACCTTAACGGTTGACTTTGACGGCGTGACTGGACTGAACAACGTGCGCGTGGTGGCGACGAGCGCCAACGGCTATGCCGCGGGAAGCAACTACGCGCTCGTCATCACGACGGGGACGGTTGACAGCGTGTCCGTGGTCGGTGAGGTGGTGGCCGAGTTCAGCCTCGAAGCGCAATCCCCTTTGCGCCCGACTGTGGCTGGCCGCACACTCGATGTGAGTGCAGGCGGCGAAGGAGGACTGGACTGGGCGAATGTGGGGTCTCCAACAACTGTTGTGGGGCTCTCTGGCACAAGCGTCAAGACCGCGACCGATGTGGAGACAGATACCGTCGAGATCGGCGTGGCAGGGGCTGGGCTGACAAACATCAACTTGCCCAACCAGACTATGGATATTGTCGGTAACATTACAGGCAATCTCTCTGGCAGCGTGGGATCCGTCACCGGAGCAGTAGGAAGCGTGACGGCTGGAGTCACGCTTGCCGCATCCGCCGTGCAAGCCATCTGGGACGCGCTCACCTCTGCACTCACGGCAGCCGGAAGTATCGGGAAGAAATTCGCCGATTGGGTAATCGGAACTACGCAGACCGGGGACAGTTTCGCTCGGCTGGGAGCGCCTGCCGGAGCGTCTGTGTCGGCGGACATCGTAGCGATCAAAAGCGACACTGCCGCCATTCTCGTCGATACTGGAACTACTCTGGACGGGCGCATTCCGGCAGCACTCACCACAGGTGGTAACATGAAGGCAGATGTGGTCGCTGTTAATGCAATAGTGGTCACTGGTTCTGGTACGGGTGCTGATCCTTGGGGACCGTAAATGGCTGATCCATGGGGCGGGAGTTGGAGCATAAGTTGGGGCGATTCGTGGGGAACTTCTGTTCTAGCGCCCTTTGGTACTGTTCCTGTTCGTTACGTTCTTGGAGTTATTCCAAATGTCGTGCCAGTTGAGACAGTCTTGACAAACGAGGCTGGGGTAGTTCCCGTAAGAGAGTTTGTTGGCCCCGCAAATGTCGTTCCTGTTCGTGAGGCACCAACTGAGGTGCCTCGCGTGCGTGTGAGGAAGGTATGATCATTGCCTGTATCAAAGTAGGCACAAAGTACGGACCAGAATATGTGAATCGTCTCGCAGTGATGATCTCACATTACACGACCATCCCTATGAGATTTCTCTGCTTGACGGATGACCCTCAAGGAATTGACCAGTGTGAAACTGTTCCTATCGAGACGAATCTTCCCGGGTGGTGGGCGAAACTCGTGCTATTCAAACCACACGCGGCGCTTGTCGGTGAACGTGTTGTCTTTCTTGATCTCGACACCATCATTGTTGGTAATGCCGACTTCTTGTTAGAATACAACGGATCTTTCGCCATCCTTCGCGACTTCTATGTGCCTACAGGATACGGTTCTGCGATTATGTCTATCGCACCTGGTTTTGGTCAACGCGTTTGGTCTTGTTTTCTCGACGACTCTGTCAATGTTATGCGTGCATATCAGGGGGATCAAGACTGGATCAAGACAATGTTGTGGCCCCAACACGTGACTCTATGGCAGGACATTGTTCCCGGCAAAATCGTAAGTTACAAGGTTCATTGTCAGGAGGGTGTTCCTGTTGATGCAAGTATTGTGTGTTTTCACGGAGTCCCCAAACCTCATGATCTGCCCCCACATGATCATCTGCATCGTGTGTGGGAGAACGTCCTTTCTTATTAGAAATGTGGTTTTTTCCTACGAGAAAACGTCCTGTTTGGTTACAACGCTTAATTGACGCGTGTGTCATGACAAACATGACAAGTCCGGGTATGGTAGTTATTGATGGAAAACGCACAGACTACCCCAACCTAACCTTACCACCTAATGTGAATGTCGCCGCAACGGGCGAGCATTTGGAGTTTGCTGGCGTGCTGCGTTGGATTTTTGCCACATTCCCACGTGAGCCTTTTTACGGCTTCATCTGTGATGATGGTATTCCCCGTACACCCAATTGGGATGTGGAGCTTGAAAGAACTGCTGGTCGCTGGTATGTTTCTTGCTCTAACGATTTACTGCACGGCGCGGGCCGTTGGTCCTTTGGCGCACTTGGTGGCGACCTTCTTCGTGCTCTTGGCTTTTGGATTCCCCCTGGCTTCATCCATCTCTATGTTGACAATGTCTGGGAGCACCTAGATCGTGAGCTTCACATAATGCGCTACAGACCAGACATTGTAATTGAAGAGATGCATTTTTCAAATGGGAAAGCCCCACGAGATTTAACTTATGAACGCATATATCGTGGACAAGCCTATGGGGCAATAGATCAAGCACTCTTTGAGGCGTGGGTAACAAGTCCGAAAACTGTCGAAGCTATTGATAGAGTTCGTGCCTTGCTGGAGGCGCAAGATGCCTAGTCAGACTGATTTGTTAAATGACGCACTTGGCCAGATCGGTGCAGCCCGTATCACGGCTATTGATGATGGTTCGATAAATGCGAATCATTGTCAAACGTTTTACCCGGCCTTGCGTCGAGGTTTGTTGAGATCTCACCACTGGAACTTCGCTGAGGCGCGTGTGCAGCTCGCACAAGATGCTGTTGGTCCTGTTTTTGAGTACACTTTCTCGTACACACTCCCTGCGGATCTGTTGAAAATGAAAGAATACAACGGTATCAATCTTGATACTTCTACAGTGGAACTCACCTATCTGTGGAGAATGTTCAAGGTTGAGGGCCGTAAACTCTTGTCAAACGATGGAGAAGTGAAGATTGTCTACGTTCAAGATGTTACGGACCCCAATCTTTGGGATGCTATCTTCTATCAGACTATCGCCGCATGGCTCGCGAGCAAACTCGCATCGGCGATCTCGAAAGATGCGAAACTCTCTCAAGCATTGCTCATAGAAGCAACGCGTGTGCTTTTGCCTCTCGCACTCGCTGTGGACGGCCAAGAGTCGCTTGTCACACCTTTCATAGTAGACGATTTGATGTGGGGACGTTGACATGGCGAAGCCGCGCCGCATCCTCACGAACTTCTCTAAAGGTGAACTTTCACCAAACCTTGAGGGTCGTCCTGATCTTGCTGCCTATTTCGAGGGTTGCCAAACTCTTGAGAATTGGCTATTGCTTCGCCAAGGTGGAATCACCAGACGTCCCGGTACTCGTTTTGTTGCAGAGGTAAAAAATTCCTCACAAGATACGATCCTGATTCCGTTTGAATTTAGTGTCGATGATGCTTTTGTTATCGAGGTGGGCGTGGGTTACTGTCGTTTCTACAAGAATGGTCAACGTCTTACCTATGCGGGAAGTGAGGTTCCTGTTGAGGTTACTAATCCATACGCTGCGGCCGATCTGCGCAACATTCATTATACACAATCGGCTGATGTTCTTTTTCTATTTCATCCTGACCACCCACAGCAACGTCTGAGTCGCGTCTCAGACACTAATTGGTCATTAAGCCCAATTAGCTATCAGACGCCTCCCTCGTTTGAGGCTGATACTGATGTGTCGGGCGCTGCTACGATCACGCCCGCGACATTGACCGGCAATGGTGTGATATTCACCGCGTCTGCTGCCGTATTTTTGGAGGGTGATGTTGGTCGTATTATTATACACGGCGCGGCGCGTGCAATCATCACCGCATTTGGCGCGAGTGCTGGGGATACTGCATCACCAAATGACCATGTGCGAGCAGACATTCTAGATGCGTTCACGTCTGGCGCATTGTCTGGTTGGTTGTTACGTCTCTCACCACAAGCGGCGCTTGATCCTGACAAAAAAGAGCCTGTAGGTGCACAAGTGACGCTTGTGGCTGACAAGCCAGCATTTCGTTCTGTAGACGTTAATAAATACGTGATAATCTATGGTGGTCTTGTGAAGATTACCACGTTTGACTCTGTTACACAACTCAAGGGAACCATCCAGAGTGTAATGTCCGTAACGGACGCAAATCCTGCTGCATCACCCGCAGGTGCGTGGACACTTGAAGAGATCTCGTGGAGTCTTGCGAATGGTTACCCTCGGACAGGTGAATTCTCGCAAGGACGTCTTACCCAAGCATCGACAAAAAAACAACCCACAACCTTCTGGATGTCTGCTTCTGATGATTTTGATAATTACGCAATCGGTACAAAAGCTGATAACGCGATTGAGTATACAATCGCCGCGCGCCGGGTGAATCGCGTTGAATGGATCGCAGATCATGGTGGTTTGTTTCTTGGTACAGCCGGTGCGGAGTTCAAGGCAGACAGTGGAAAGACAGGTGAACCTTTTGGGGGAGATATCGTTCCTGCAATTAGGAAAGTTTCCTCTGAGGGGAGCGCGCCTATTCAGCCTATAGTTACTAGTGACAGACTTCTATTTATAGATAGGAGCCGCCGAAAAATCTTCGCATTGGCCTTTGATTTTGCCGAAGATAGTTACAAAGCAATCGAAGTTACAGGCATAGCTGATCACATAACAGGAGAATAGTGTGCCCTACACGTTGCAACCGAAACCCGTACCAAAAAAGCTAATAAACTGGGCACTCGCACCTGCGTCTCTCGTCGGATGCTGCCCATTGATCCAAGGCGAAGATCCTGTTACGACTCTTGAATATGTCAGTCGGCTTCCTGGAGACATTAATACGTTTGTTCCGGGAACGTTTGGGGCCACCACATGGCAGTCATGGGGCATTAACATGAATGGAGGTGGGGTGGATGGCGCGCGCGGCGTGGGCCTACCATCCACTGTGCTAGCGACCATGGACCCGCACCGTCGGACGATCGCATGGGCGCAGCGATTTACGGGGCCAGCAGGTGGAAGCGATGGCCGGACTGCATTCTACAATGCTCGTGCAGGTTTAGCGCAATTCACCATTCAAGCATCAGCAGAGGATGGCATCACCACCGATCCGGTAATCGCCGTCAATTTTGGGCCGCGAACGTCGCCGCCGACTACGGGTGCCGATTCGCTTGACGGCAATGCGACCACAAGCTTAATGGATATCTGGCATGCCATTGTGGTGTCATGGAGTGATGGCACGGGAACAGATCCCACTGTGGGCATTCGCATCTGGGACAATGGGGTGCTCATTGCAAGCAAAGCGACACACGACAATCCGTTAAGCCCTGGTGACGCGCCAGATACTCTCGGACTCGTTGGGCATCCGAACGCAGCGACATCGGACTTTGAGTATTGGTACGAACTCAACGAGTTTCTACCCGCTACTAGTGACATCCCGGGAAAGTTGTACGCTGACCCATACTACTTTTTCCGCGACGCTTCCCCACCAGCAGGTCCCTGTGATCCAGTTTTAAGCGCATCTGCTCGCGGTATTAAACTTGGATCAATCGCTTATTCGACGCGCCCTGATCCACGAGTCTACCTCGTACGTGAGGATGGTCAACTCATCGCGCTTACATTCTTTGTGCACGAAAAAGTCATAGGTTTTACCCGTATCATAACTGATGGTCTGTTCGAGGCTGTTGCTATTATACCGCGAGCTGGTGGAGGGCCTGATCAAGTGTGGGCTATCGTAAAACGCACAGTTCAAAGTTCTGTGCAACGATACATTGAATACTTTGAAGATAGTCTTGACCTTGGTCGTTCTTGGCGCTCCCTTCAAACAGACTGCGCTGTTGTGCGTATTAACGCACAACCATCAAACCAGGTCACGGGACTTGAGCATCTTGAGGGCGAGATTGTCGATGTTGTTGCTGATGGTGCATACAGGGGCACGTTTACTGTGACCTCTGGAACGATTACATTAGACGCGGACTACTGTCGTGTAGAGGTTGGTCTTCACTATGACAGTAAAGCTACCACAATGCGCCCAGCTTTTGAAGGTGCTGTTATTGAAGGTCTTCCTCGTAGTTGGGACACACTATGGGCACGTCTTCGTAATACGATTGGTGGTCGTGTCAATGGTGAACTTATTCAATATCCTGGGTCGGACCTAGACGCTTTGGAATTGTTCACTGGTGATCGAAAGGTTACGGGCCAAGCGTGGGGTACTGAGGGACGGATTACAGTTGAACAAATCGAACCGTACCCGATGACACTTCTGGCGTTGTTCGGTACGTTGTCTACGGGTGATCATGACTAGGAGGCCGTGATGATAGTTTCAGATGTCGCTGCGCGTAACGATTATGTTGGTGATGCTAGTACAGATCACTTTGTTTACACTTTTGCCATCACCAACAAAGGACACATCGAGGTTTTGAAAGATGGTGTAGCACTCACTCTCGATACGGACTATACCGTATACGGTGTGGACGATGAGGTTGGTGGTTACGTGCTCATTTCACCTGCGCCTGCTACAGGGGTCAAGATTTGTCTCTTGCGAAAGCAACCCTTCTCGCAAGAGAGTGTTTATCAAGCTAACGAGGACTTTCCGGCAAAACGACTTGAGAAGGATCTCAACAAAGTCGCAATGGTGGTTCAACAGTTGCGCGAGATTTCAAGGCGAAGCCTTGCGTTCGCAAAGAAATCGCTTCTCACAAATCCTATTTTGCCTGATGGGGTTGTGGGGAAAGTTCTCAGTTGGAAAACAACAACGGAGCTTGAAAACATCGATCCGGCTGTTTTTGTGCCTGGAGCGGTCTCGCTTCCTCTATCAATTGCAAACGGTGGCACCGCTGCGGCCACAGCAGCAAATGCCCGTACAAATCTTGATGTACCGTCGAACGCTGAGGCTATTCTAGATGCGCTTTTGACAACAAAGGGAGATCTCATCGCGGCTACTGCTGCCTCAACTCCCGCACGCCTGGGCGTGGGCACAAATGGTCAAGTTCTTACAGCTGACTCAGGTGAGTTAGCAGGTGTAAAGTGGGGTGCTCCCGCGGCTGCGACACCTGTCGGTGCTTATGGTGTTCGCAACCTTGTAGGTCAAAACGATGCTGTAACACCAAACACAAAGTTTGGTTACTCGGCCGATCTTGTGGTGCTGAGAAAGGTAAGCGACAATACTACGGTTGTCAAATCGAATACAGGAACGCTCACAAATGACGTCACTGTAAGTGCTGGTTCGCCGGATGGTCGTGACCAGGCTGCGGCTTTTTCTGCAGGATCATGGATTCATTTTTACTTCATCTGGAATGGCACTACGCTTGGCACACTCTCTAGTTTGACGGCACCACCAACGGGTCCTACACTTCCAAGTGGTTATACACACTGGGCTTATGCTGGTGCGGTAAGGTACAACGCAACGCCTGTGCTTGTTAAGACATACTGGAGAGGCGCGCATGCTTACTACCAAACGATAATCAACGTTGTAAACGCCTCAACGGCTACAACTGAACAGACAGTCTCTGTCTCTACCCAGGTACCGCCTAATGCTCTTGGATATACGCTATTCGTATATAAGACGGCGTACTCAAACGAAAAGTTCCGTTTGGTCACGGGTGTAGATTGGACGCGCGGTGTGACAAGCGGCAATGTTGGGGATTACAATTACGCTCTAAACCTCCCCAACGTCGCGCAAGAGTTCTTCTTTATCAAAGCGACATCTAACGCAATTGATGTCGACGTGGTTGGTTACAAAATGCCAAATGGGGGAGAGTGATTGAACAATACAAACGACTCACGTTTTCACGTTCCTCCCGTTAAGTGGAGCCACGCATTTGTGTCTGTCATTTTTGCTCTCCTGTTTTTTCAGACCTGGCTTGTGTGGCGAAACCTACAAGAGTGGACTTGGGCACGAGAAAGCCAAATAGCTATTAGCAGTCGTATTGCTCAAGACCGGCAAGCACTCGCGGCGTTCCAGGTGCGTTTTGGAAATGAGCTACGCCTACAGACATTTAGTCGTGCCCTTCCAGACGATGAGCAACGTTTGATGCTCCCAATCTTGTTTAATCGACTTGATGCTGATGCTCAGCAATTGTTGTTGAGTATAAAGTTGCGCTCTCTCAATGTTATCGGGGAGCAACAGGCGCCGAACATCATTTATCGAGATAGGCGATGACCCCACGGCTTATACCATTTAAGGCTGAGCATCTATTGGATTTTGTTGACCGAGATCTTGTGATGCTCTGCGATATAGAGCTTGGGGTTGCTCGAGAACGCGGCGGGCCAGCCTTCACAGGCATGATTGATGACACAGTTCTTGGTTGTGCGGGTGTCACATTGTTGTGGCCTGGTGTAGGCATCGCGTGGATGGTTCTCTCAAAAGAGATCGATCATTTTGGTATTTGGATGACCAAAATGGTTCGCGCGGCACTCAGCGACGTTATGCGTAGTTGTAACTTGCGCAGAGTCGAGGCTGTCGTTCTTGCAGATGACGCACGCAACCTACGATGGATTAGAACTCTGGGTTTTGCTCGGGAAAATGGGCTTGCGCGGGCATACACACAGGACAAACGTGATGTGGTACGTTTTGAGTTAATCAAATGAGGCTAACCGATCTTCGTCCGATGTTGGGGGAAGATGAAAAGCAAGTACGTGAACTATTTGAACACTGTCATCCTAATAAATACGCACAGCCCGAAGGTTGGTACTTCGCACATCCCACACTTGTGGCGTGTGTTGATACACGTATCGTTGGCTTCACATCGTTCACGATTGTCGTCATAGCGGGACATGGTCCTACACTCTATGGCGAAGACCTTTGTGTGCATCCGGAATACCGTAGATACGGTATTGCGACAAGTTTGCACACAGCGCGCCTTGTCATAGCCCGTGATGTTGGTACGCGTATCTTTATGGGGACAGCGCATAAAGATAACAAAGCAATGGAGAGAATCTTACTCGCCGCGGGTGCTCATGTTTGTGTATCTATCGGCGACGATATTCTTTATGTCGGTCCTGTAGGAGTATGACATGGGCTTCATGATCGCAGGGCTCATTGTTGGTGTCATTGGCACGGCAATTTCAACGCTCGCGGCTTATCGTCAGGCTCAGGCACAGCAAGCTGCCGCGCGAGCTGAGGCGCAATATCGTGAACAAGAAGCTGAATCGCTTCGACAGAGCGCTGCTTACGAGGAACGACAGTACAGAAAGCGCGTTGCAGCTCTATTAGGTAAACAAAGTGCGATCATGGCCGCAACAGGACTTGACCCCAGTAGCGGTAGCCCTCTCATGCTGGAATTGGATAGTGTACGAGAAGCGGAGCTCGAGGCCCTCAATATTCGTCGAACAGGCGCAATAGGTGCTACGGGCAAACTACATGAGGCACGTTTGGCTCGACTGAGCGCAAGCTACGCGGGTGGCCAAAAGAATCTGGCCCTTACTGGTGGTCTTGCCGAGATGGGGGGCTCAATTCTGTCTGGTTGGGCTCAGTATAAGAAGCCAAAATCTCTAACAATGTGGCCAGGGACATAACAATGCCGCAAGTGCCGACGATCTCCACCGAACGCCCTGCGGGTGTTCTACGTCTACCTCAACGCGTGCCTGTTCCAGATTATTCTGGTGCGGCTCAGGTGGGTGTGCGCTTTGGCCGTTTTGGTGAACAGTTAACTCAGATCGGACAACGACTTCGAGATCTACAAAACAAACTCGATACGGCTGACCTTATTGGTCAGTATGAGGGGAGGGTCCAAGAGTTTTCGGCAGAGGTTCGGACCTCTGTCGAAGACCCCCTCGAGTGGAGCAAGGAATTCTCGAAAAAGATCAAGAACTTTGAGAGTACGTTGTTAACACAAGCCAAAAACACAGAGGTCTCGGCTGCTGTTCGTCAACACATTTCAAGGAATCTCCCGACTACAATCTACAAAGTTCATGCCGGGGGCCTTGAGCACATGATCAAGAAACAAATGGCGGCACTTTATGAGTCTCGTGACGCGATCAGTCGCGCCGCGGCGCTTGAAGAGTCGCCTGAAGAACGCGAAGAATGGGACAAGATGTACAAAGGGTTGGTGGATACTGCCGAGAAAGATGGCATTCTTGATCCAGTAGAGGCCCAAAAAGAGCGTGAACGTTATCGGGAGAAAAGTGCACTAGACCAAATGGAAGTTCTCAGGACTACTAATCCTGATAAACTCTTTGAGCTTGACGCACAAGGTGCATTTACCGCAGTTGATCCGGTAAAACGCGCAGCAATTATGGACCGTACGGCGCGTGAACGTGATGCACGTCTTGTTAAGGCTCAAGCGGAGCTTGATAAAGCAACTAAAGTGTGGGTGGAGAGCATCGAGCGTGAGACTGAGGCTCACATTGCCAAACGTACACTCACACAGGAATGGATCGAGGAATATCGTTATGCCTTTACGGGTGAGAAGCTTGCGGCATACGGGGTGGCTCTGAGAAATCAGACTTTAGGCATCAAGGGTGGCGATCCTAATGTCGAGGCACGTTTTCTACCATACGTGACAGACCCACGAGAAGACCCACGAAAAGCCTTGGATCGTTTGACCTCGTTGTTCGCGCGGGGCTTGGTTGGTTATGATTTCTATGGTACGCACGCACCGTATCTTCGAGCAAAAATTGACCAAGCTCGAACAGAGCGTCGCACCGAGGAAAACGAACAGGCCACACGGGAGCGTGAACTTGTTCGCGCACGAAGCGGCGCTGTTCTCGAGAACGCAAATATCGCGTTCAAGACGGTGGGCATTCTCGATCTTGACTCGATCGCATCAGAGGCTCTGGTGCAATATCGACAAGAATTCATCTCTCGTGAACGTTCCTATGGGGGTGCAGAGGACGCGGTGGCTCTGGAACGAGAGTTGCTGCCGAAGTACATTGTACAAGTAGAGACGCGTGCTGAGTCTCGTGTGCGTATGCGCGAGGAGTTGCTTGGCCCAATCAAAGATATTGCAAGTTTGAAGGCCGCTCAAAGTACGATGAGTCCCACCGAATACGAGCGTAAGGCGCTTATGCTCCGAGAACTCTATAAAATACGTGATGAGCGAACCCGTTTGATGACTATTCGTAATGCTGTTGAGGGGAAGAAATCGCCTGAGACCAAGGGTAGGGGGCAATAATGGGTGAGCTAGAATACCGCACATGGCTTCGGGTTGTTCAGAAAAAAGAGATAGACGATTTTCTGAATACGCCAGATCCGTATCCTGTCACAGAAGCGTTACCGACAAAACCTTCAGCGGGTGAAGCCCTGACTGAGAAGCCGGGTGTCATTAGTACTGGCGTGAAGACAGCTGGGGAGTTGGGCGGTGCGGCTTTTAAGCATTTCACGCAGGGCCTTATGCGTGTCGCCCAAAGTACGACCGATCCTGTACGATCAGGTACTGAATCACTTTCGGGCGCTGGTGAGGTAATGCTCGGTGGTCTTACTTTGATGATGGCCCTCCCAATGGGTATCGGCGCAGCCGCGAAACGTGCAATGGAACGATACACTCCCGGACTTGAAAAAGCTGTTGCCCTGCCTAGTGAGGTCGCTGTTGGTGCGCGGACAGCTCTTGGCGCGCCGAGTTTCGGGTTAGATCCACAAATGCGAAAACTACTCTTTTCCAATCCTGTGGACCTGGCACCCGAAGAAAATGCGGCGCGCGAAGAAATAGTCCGACAATTGTACGAGCCCATGACCTACGGCGAGTTGTTTGAGATAGCCGTAATGTTTGCGGCTCCAGGGTTGGTTACAAAAACTATGCGGGGTCGTCGTAGTGCGGCAGAACCGCCACTACCCGAACCGCTAAAGGTTCAAGGTGCAACAGAGTCAATGAGAGTTGTACCGACCACACAACAGACCATCTCGGCAGAAGCAATGGCAGAACGCCTTGGACGCATTGCCGAGGAGTTACACCCTACCGAGGTCGGGAAAACTCCGCAGGGGGGCGCTGCGGCCCCCATAAAGCCTCCTGAGGGGCCGCTCAAGAGTGCCGCCATTGTTGGTGAGGAACGCGCCTCATATCTTATGCAACTTCGTGATGCGATTGACCTAGCAATGCGTCGTGCAGAAGAGATCCTCAAAGAAGAGGCGGCACAAGCTCTGGAGGGTGCGAAATGGCTCCGTGAAGAGCCGAGGCCAACAGAAGTCGTCAAGCCCGGCGAGCTTGGTGCGACAGGGCCTATTGAGATTGTTGAGCCTATTAAGGCGCGTGAAGCACCTGTCGAGGCACCAGTTGAAGTACCAAAACCTTTCGAGCAGGAGCTCTCTGTAATCCAACGAACGCTCAAAGTCAATCGTGGCCCTCACGGTCCTGTAGAGATTCTTTTCCCTGACGAAGCTCACGCAAATCTCTATCAGGCTCCCGGGCGCGAACGTATGAAAGCGAAGGGGATAGAGACTGATCCCGGTTGGGGCGCGATTGCAGATATCTTTGGTGTTGATCTTCCAACAGCCGCGAAGATGGCTTTCGAATATCGAAAAGTTGTAAATGAAGCAACACGCACGTTAGAAAAAGATGCGAAGTTCGAGGCACCGCGTGTCGAAATGCCAAAGATAGAGCCGAAAGAGGCGGTCCCGGAAGTACCCATAAAGAAGGGAAAACGATACAAAACGCAAAGAGAGAGTGTGCTCGAAAGACTTGCAAAAGTGGGGAAAGAGACAATTGAAACCGCTAAGGGAGAGGGAGGCGAGGTTGGTCGTGTTGACCTTGGAATGCTCGCTCGCATGTCTGTCGGTGCCGCTATTGGCGGTACTCAGGGCGATACGCCTGAGGAACGGGTAGCGTTTGCACTGGGGGGTCTCTTCCTTGGTGCGGCCTCGAAAAAGATCGCGCAGCGCCTTGTCACTGCCTTTAGGCAGGACCCAAAGATCGCACCTTTGCTCGACACACAAAATCCGAAAGTACCGAGCGCGCCGCGTGATGCAACAGTTGCGACACGAGCTCTCATCGAGGGCACAGGGGAGCGGGCGCTTGTCGATAAAATTCTCACTCTTGAGGAAACTGACGTACTTACAGCAGCAGAGCTTAAAGGTGGCAAGCAAATCGAAATGGGTTTGTGGGAGCGAGTCCGTGATCTAAGTGAGCGTCTTAGGGCGGACGAAACGATTCCTGAAGGCACGCTTCGTGAAACACTCGCACTTGCACAAACGTTACACGATAACCTGACTCACGTGAGTCGTAGGATGGGTGCCATATCTGGTCGTGGTCTTGAGCGTGTGCACGCAGCGACCGCACGAATCAAAAAGCTCGCAAAAGAATGGGACCCTACCACGAGTGAGAAGGACATTGCCGAGATGCTGCTCGCTTCTAAGAGTATCGAGGAGGTGGGGCTTGCAACGCGTCTCTATTTCGCCTCGGGAGAAGCCCTTACAGAGACGATGTATGGTAGTATGCTCTTTGGCAAGGCCCTTGTGAAAAATGCTGTGGGCAATGCTGTTATGTTGCCCGTCTCAGTTCTTGATAGGAGTCTTGCCTCTCTGGGATTCTGGAACCCAAACCGACCAATGCTGTCTGAGGGTCCGATGGGCGTAGCGGCAATGGCGGAAGGCATACTTGAGCAAATTCGTTTGTTGAATAAGTGGACTGCCCTTGGCGAACAGGCAACGCAAATGGGCTCGACGCATATTGAGATTATGCCCCGTGGCTTCGAGGCTCTTGCTGATATCACGAGTGCCGTACCAGCACTCTCGAAAGGTTTTGACTTCCTTCACAAAGCCTATGGTCTTGCTCCCGAGATCATGATGCGTACAGATGGCATGGCGAAAGCCGTACATAGTCGTATGGCAATTCAGTGGGAGTCAATGCAACAAGCACGTGCTGAGGGATTCACAGGTGAGCCTTACTGGAATCGCGTAGCTAATCTTGTTCGTGACTATAGCCAACTCCCGCCAGAAGCACGTGTGCGTATCAGAGAACATAGAGATAACATGACATTTACGCGTCAGCTTGAAAGTGGGATTCTTGCCGCTCTCCAGGCGGGGCCCACAGACCCGTGGCTAAATCTGGGTTATCGCTTGTTTGTACTTCCATTTGTCCGCACACCTGTGCGTCTCATGGACATTGGCGCATCATACACCCCTGGATTGAATCTACTCTCAGCAACGCTCAGACGAGACTGGGCCGCTGGTGGAACAACACGTGCGGTAGCCGAAGCGCGCCTTGCTACAGGCACAATGGTAATTGGTAGTTTTGTGTGGCTCGCGATGCAGGGACTCGCCACTGGTAGCATGCCTGATGAACACCCCGAGCGCCTTGTACTTGAACAGACTGGACGTCCACCGCAATCTTTCTGGGACCCCTTGATGGAGAAGTGGCGTTCTTACAAAGGTATGGAGCCCCTAACACAATGGATCTCAACAGGCACCGACCTTGCTTATCTTCTTGGGCAACTGCCTGAGTATGACGCCGAGCGTTTGTTGACAGCAGGGTCTCTCGCCATTAGCAACAACATCAACATTACACAATTCATGCAAGCCGTAAGTGAGTTTGCTAGTGTAGCGAAGGAAGGGCGTACGGACTCTCAGTATGAGAAATCTCTGGAATTCATCCGACGACGTCTTACGGTGTTTATGCCCGCGGCGGTTAAGGAACTGACAAGTGCTGAGGGCGAACAGAAGAAAGTGCTTCTCACAAAGGAATTTGACGAAGACAAAAGCCCGAGCGCCGCGATTTTTCGCGAGTTCCGGGCTCTCATTGACTCATATAAGATGGGTTTTGGTACGGGGCCAGAGAGCACAATTAAGACACGGCGGAATATGTTCACCGGCACGCCACTTCTTAATGATGTGTGGCCATTCAACCCGTTCACCACAAAACCCGAGCAACCCGATCCGTGGGCAGCAGAAATTCTTCGTTTGAACGGTGCGGGGTTGGAGCCCCTAGATGAATGGCTTGGTAGGCCACAACCTGCGAACATCGGGATATCTGAAAGACCAACGGCGCCGGGCGTGCGCCTCGGAGCACCAGATTTGGATCGTCTTGAGGTTTTGATGACCCAAATTGTGAAGGATGCTCATGGCAAGTTGACGGATTCTTTGAATGCACTTGTCAAAAGTGATATTTACAAACGGCAAAGTGATGTGACGAAACAAGAAATGATCCAGGCGCGTTGGGCACAGTTTAGACAACGAGCTGAAGCACGACTAGAAATGGAGAGTGAGGTCCTTAAGACTGAACATAGAAGGAAGAGAATCAAGAGCGTGATCGAGAAGTTGCCGCCGAAGGGTACTACGCGGCAACGTCTTGAACGACAACTTTCTCCTGGGGCCGCCCCATGAGCAGATATTTTAAATCTGAAGAGTTCACATGTAAGTGTAAGCGCGTTGAATGTGACGCTATGACAGTGGTCCATCTTGAACTACTCGACAGACTAGATATTCTTCGTGACTTGTTGAAAGTACCGCTCATCATAACGTCGGGTTTACGGTGTGCGTTTTGGAATGACCACGAAGGGGGTATTAAGGACAGCGAGCATCTTGCAGGTGAGGCAGTAGATGTCGCTTGCGGCACAAGTGGGGAACGTTGGCGTATGATCAAATACGCGCCGCGTGCTGGTTTTCACCGAATGGGCGTTGGTAAGACGTTTGTACATTTGGACATCTCACCAACGAAGATGCAAAATGTTGTATGGTTATATGGGGGGTGAACATGTTGCCAATCAGTGTAGTAGAGATAACCGTTCCAGCATTCACACGCGCCGCGGTCACACTGATTTTTGCTGTAGCTTTCTCGATAGGCTTCTTTCGGGGCCTTATCGATGGTGGGAACTTCACCACTGTCGTAGGCATGGTGATGGCTTTCTGGTTTGGCTCACGTTCCGAGGTACGTCGTGCTACCGACACAGGAGGAACCAATGCGTCTTCTAATAATTCTCCTAACAAGTAGCATTCTTTCAGGTTGTGTTTCACTACCCATAGACCCTTCGAAGATGTCAGCTGAACAAATCAAAGAGTGGGTGAAAGACAAGAGCATTGCAGCGACGTGTGCGACAATGAACACTCCGTATGGTAGGGGCATTGTTGTCCACGTTGGCGTAGATAAGAGCGTAATGATCGCTGGCACGGTTACGGTAGATGATCAGTGTAAAGTGGTGATCCAAAACGCTCCCCCAAAGTAATTATTCTTTGAGGAGCTCATCTTTCGATAATTTGTAGAAGACGTTATTTCCCGTAACTCGCGTCGTGATCGTTCCTTCGTGCTCGAGAGAGTTCTCGAGCACGAGGATCTCTTCCAGCGGTAGCACCATCATCTTCAGAGCCTGGCGACGCATACCTACGCCTCCCTGACGTCTTAACATGTCAATAAACTTGGCTCTGTTCTGGGCGTAAGTAGAGGAAGCCGCCCAATTCATGACATGGGAGAATTCTGGTATTTGTCGCTCGACGTATTCGATCCCACGCTTCATTTGGTCAAGCGTTACGATAAGCGTGTCGCCTGCGGCAAGTGCGAAAATTGTGGCTAACTTTAGAGTAGTGTCATGGCATCGTTCATTGAAAGCGTCGATACGCGGGTCTTCGATCTTTGTGTCTGCGCGGCCAACGTACCAATCCTTGAAAAACGCACGTGCGTCTGCTGTTGGTACAATCTCACCTCGAAGTTGGCTAATTTCAAATAAATCTTCTACGAGCGTCTCGTAGAGTTCCTGCTCATGTTCTCCTGGTTGTGGCCACGCTACTACATGGCGTCTGTCTCTGGCGGTTACGAAAATTAGTCTTCCAATGAGGCCCGCAACGGCCTCCTCTGGTAGAACCTTCAAATTCCGGGGATCGGTTGCTGCGAGTAGTGTTGGATATAGATTTCTTAATAGTATTTGCCCCTCCGAGGCGAGTGTGTGCATGTGCTCTCTTTGCGAGCCGTAAATCTTAGTAAGTAGAATTGTCAATTTGGAGGCACGCTGTCGATCATACCCGAACAACTCTGCCAATTCGTCAGCGTGTATGAGAACATGACTGTCATATTGCACGCGCGCTTTGCCCACTTCATTCGTGTTGACCTTTACTCTGTTCATATGTTTCACAAGGCCCTCAGGTGTGAGTGTGCCTGTGATGTAATAAAGATCCGGAACCGCGGCGCGTACAAGGGTCATTCCGATGTCTATAGCTACAGACTTTCGAACACGGGCGCTCTCCGCCACAATCAGTACAAAAGTGTTTGGATAGAGCTTATAGTAACCTCGATCCATCCACACCTGTCTCTTGATTGCGGCGCTTATGAGTGAGACGGCCACCCAAAAATGCAGCTTTTCTGGACTCTCTTGTTTCTGTGTATACTCAAGATACGCGTCAATCCAATTGTCGAGTTTTCGCATAAGGGCTAGTCCACATAGTAATCTTTTTGGTCACCCCAAGAGGGGCCAACCTTGAAGTCCATTGGGATGACAAGTTCTTCTCCCTTTATCATCAATGGATACTCGCCGATCTCTTTAATACGTCGCGCCGCATCCCTGATGAGTGTTGAATCGTCTGGGAGAGACACGCCAATATTATCGTGTAATTGTAATTGGACGTCCATACCCATCCGCCGAATATTTGTGGGTGTTAACAAGAGACTTTCTGGAAGTTCTTTCTTGAAGACCTCACAACACCTAACAAGAGTACGAATTGTTAGTAGGCCGATTGTCGATTGTGGATACCACGCATAGGCAGCACGCTCGAGCTCCGGGCCATAAATATCGTAGAAGGTGCGTTTCCAATCCCAGGGGTTCTGGAGTGTCCGATTTTGCTTGAGAGACTCTTTAATCCATCGGTGATAGTTACCGCGGATCTCTGGAAAGAGTTGGTGGTAAATATCCTGTACGAGACGCGCGTGCTTGAATGGAAGCCCAGTTATGTAACCGAATTTCTGGGGACCCATATCATAGTTGTTACCATGCACAGTATTCTTAGCGACCTGCCGTTCTGGGTCTTTCTTCACTAAATCCTCCCAGGGTTTACTCCAGAGGCCATGAGGCATCTGAAGTTTGTGCTCGTACACAGCACGACCTATGAGTTTGGCAACATTTAAGTGAATATCTTCACCTGTGCGAAACCATGTTCTCATGGGGGGGATTGGTCCTGCCCAGGCGACGACGCGAGCCTCAGCCTGTGAGTAGTCGGCGAAGAGAAAGACCATTTTCATGTTTCTCTTCCTAAAAGGTCACGCAGACTGTGAGAACTGCTGCTGCGAGCCAATAGATTGACAAACGCCAGTTACCATCTAGGCCATACACAAACGCCGCGCAAAGATCCAGAACAATCAAAATCGAAGGGAAGATTTGAGAGCGTGTCATGCTGGAATAAACAAGTGACGTGCGATTCCATCACGTGGAACATTCTGGAGATTCGTACCTGTCCCGAGAATTGAGCGTGTGCTACTCCACCGATTGGAATCTGTACCACCCTGTTTATAGTGCGTGTGCATTCGATTGTCTGGGCCAAGCTTTTGGTCCACAATGTCTCCTTTAAGATCAAGTGTTTGTCTTAGCTCTTGTATCCACAATAAGACCTCGTCTCGCGTCTGCTCGGCAAACACACGCAGCGTTTCCTTATCGGCGGTGGGGCGTTTTGTCTTTCTGTTCACACGGACCTTGAGGCCCTTATTTTTGTAGAGAAGCGTGGTCATTTGCTTTGGACTGTTTACATTTAGAGAATAACCGAGCTTTTGGTCAATGCGGTCTTGCAACTCCGCGGCGCGCGCTGTGAGTTCGACACGCGCAAGTTCGCGTTTCTCGAGATTGATCGCTACGCCGAACCACTCCATTCTTGCAGAATGAATGAACGGGCGTTGGTGAAATTCGCAATAAAAGTCCCACAAGCCTTCGGCTTGTGCTTCTTCCTGTAGTTTGAAGGCACACTCAAGAGTGACCATGACATCCATACAGTTGTATCGCCAAAAAGCATGATCGCCAAGGTGGGGAGACCATCGACGCCCATCATCTTTGTAGTATGGAGTTTTTGTGTACTGTGAGTTTATGAAGGCAAGGGAATGACCGGGTTCATCTTTTCGGGACTTTCGTCCCCAAACATCCTCTGTTCCGCCGAAATCAGGATACAAAGTATGGTGCAGGAGCATTGTGTCGATCCACATACGGGCAGGGTAAATTCGATGGAGCCAGAAGTAAATCCACTCAAAAGAGAGGTTTTGACCAACTTTTCTAAGGCCGGGTTTCTGCAGAAGTCGAGCAAGTTCTCGCCAAATGCGAGACTCTTCGGGCACGCCCCAATAAGGGCCTCCGCCAGACCTGACAAACGGGATGCAGAGTGCTTCGTTAGGAGTATATCCAATTCCGACACAAGCAATTTCACCTGCGCCACTCTCTGTGTAGCCCTGCACCTCAATGTCAACTGATAAGATATCATGTTTGTGGCACTCCTGTATGTAATCAAGCACGGTGTTAAGAGAGGGTCCTGTGATAGCATTGCGAGTAGGAAGGTTAATCTCTGGTGAAGCTGCCTCGGCAACGGCGCGCGCCAAATCGATATGTGTAAAGACAGGTTCCCACTTCCACATTCCTCGAACTATCCATGCAGGATGTACCGTTGGCACACATTTCAGCCCTGGGATGAGCGTGGATGATAAGATACTGCCACGCCATTTTTGAATACCACGAAGGTTACACAGGAAATAGAGAGGCTCGTCTCCCAGGGGGACGACGACATTTGGCCTGACCTTCTCCAACTCAGCTCGAAGGCGCGCGAGCGAGGTCGTAAGAGTCCCTTGCGGTAAACTAAAAAGAGACGTCCCAGGTGCCAGAAACGAGTCGTGTATGTTGGTGACATAAACATCCTTTCGTGAGACACCTATCTGTGAGAGAGCTTTGTCAAGGATGCGTCCAGCAGATCCTGTAAATGGGACGCCCGTTCGTATCTCTTCGCTTGCAGGGGCCATTCCGACAAATGCGATCTTCGCATTTAGAGGACCAGAAGGTCGGACTTGCGTTGTCATCTATTCTCCATGCGTTTTGTGTGGCGTACGCGGCGCCGCATTGATTCTTGGTGCTGGCGCAAACGTTGCGCGCAACTCTTAGAGCAACACGTAGCGTACGCTAGTTGGCCACACCACATACATGCGTTAGTCTTCTTCAACTTCCTCATCTTTCCGTTCCTCGAGACTTCGTAACCTTTCCAAGCTCTTTGTATAGTGTACAGCGTCTTGCTCACATCCGATGTAGTAGCGACCAAGACCGAAAGCTGCGGCGAGCGTGCTTCCTCCACCACTGAAAGGGTCTAGAACGATCTCATTTACCTCGCTTGAGCTCTCTATCCATTTTCCGAGCATCTCTGTTGGCTTTGAGTTTTCGTGCCAGATTGTAGGTTCACGTGGCCAACCTTGTGCTTCTGGCACAGCGCGAGAAAAGAGTCGACGAATGTCATTAGCGCCAGGTTTGAAGGCCCACAGAATACTTTCGTACACGGGGAGAAAAGATGAGTAGGTGTCAGTGATCCCTATCTGCCCCGTCTTAAACCAGATGAGTGGGCGCTGTCGTACTATAAAGCCCGCCTCGGTCATGAGTGAAACCCACCACTGTGCCTCTTGTATTGGAAAAAACGTGTAGAGATGACAAGTAGGTTTCAATACGCGATAGAGGAGTGGGAACGCACACGTCAGCGTGGCACGAACAGTCTCTTCCCTATCGTCATAACTACCAATCCAGTGAGTCGTCCACTGTGAGGCTTTGTCGAAATTGATGCCCCAAGGTGGATCTGTGACGACGAGGTCGACAGAGTTTTCGGACATCTCCCGCAAGATGTCTAAACAACTCGCGTTGTAGATTACCCCCCCGGTTGTGGCTACTAAATGATCCGAGGTTACGCCAAGATCAACAGCGCGACGGCGAGCGAGCTCTCTTACGAGGATAAGCTCCCTTTCGCGCTTGACGGTCGTGAGTGCTCCACGGCGCGAGGGTCGATCGACAACTCTCGTGTTGTCCAACGCAGATGCAAGAAGGAGGTCTTCCGACACTTTCCCAATGCTGATGCCGAGGGTTCGGGCTGTGTCAGAAGCACTCCAGTTCCCTTCCGTTGCTTTCTTAAGCTCGTGGATCTCTTTGATGGCACGGGCGGCCTCCTGCCAAGTTAATTGTAAACGCTTGGAGTTCTCGTCAAATTCTACGATCTTCTGTGTGAGGGGATCGAGGTCTTCAAAATACTCTGCCCGAATGGCAGACCAGGAAAGGCGGCGTGCTGCCTCTAGGCGACGCCGACCAGCAATCAATCTGTGTGTGCGGTCAACAACGATCGGTGTGATTTGACCAACGTTTTTGAACGACTCGATCAGCTCGAGAAGAGACTCCTCGCCCAGGTCTGTGCGGACGCGAGTTGTATCGTCGAATTTGATTTCCGACAAAAGGATCTCCAAAGGTCACTCCTTTCAGCGGGTGAAGGAAGTGTGGCGCGGGAGCGGTTCTTTGGAAAGCGGCCAGTCGACCGAGGCAATCTCAAGGGAGATTCCATAAGTCCTGACGGCGATCTGTCCTCTCCCGCGCCACACATTGTGAGAGACGCACGCGTCACACGACGCTTTCCTACCCCAAAAATAGGCGGACGATTTGTCCTCTTAAGTAGAGGTTATTTGTCGCCCCTTTTGCTGTATGCGTCTCTCTAGATGAGCCAGTCCTTCACGCGAGAGGACTTGCGCCCCTGGTACTCCTCTGTCTGAACGGTGAACTGTCCCTCGCAGCCGAGCGCATCATTGGGATCGAAGCCCTCATCGTCAACCGGCACGCGAAATGCCTTGACGAAGCGAGCAAACTGAAGCTCGAGTTCGCTGTTGGGGATCAGACCCGCCGAGGGAATCATCATGTAGTTGACGAACGCCGCGCGCCCTTGAAAGACACCCGGCTCTAGGATCTCGATGCGAATGTTTGTTAGATACAGATTACCGTTCTTGTCTCGTTCGTCCGCGAGTTTGCACGAACGGCAGATGCCTGTATAGACAATACCTTCGTCAAGAGGTGGGAGTTCGGTGGGAAGCGAATCCATGGAGACAGGGATCTTAGGCATTTGTGTTACTCCTCGGTTAGGGTTTCCGGTTTCGATCCAATTGATCAAACGACGTTGATAGTTCACCTCCATTCCGCGGCCCCCCAAATTTTCCTAAAGTCGGGCTCAAACTCTAGGACGCCGCGTGTGTCAAAGGAGCAGCGAAGGTCACGTTGATTGTCAGGGTGGACTCGACAGACCCACCGCGGCGCCTTGTCTCGCTCAGCCTCAACACGTAGCCCATAGACATCGGTAAAGTATGATCCAAATTCAAGGCCGAAAGCTCCCTCAATACTACCTGCAATGCGGACGTCCATTGTACCGATGTACTCACGCGTTTTCTCACCCTTCCCTCCTGTACTGACAATAACCTTACCTGTTTGAGATCCGGGTTTCTCACTCACACGCTCATGGAGAATGACAATAAGATGTTTATCATTCGCGAGAGCGTAGTCAACGAGGATTGTCGTGACCTCAGTCCACATAGCCTTCCATGTGGACCAATCATCCCACGCAAATTTGCTTTTGCTTCGCAGATGTTGGATGTGGGCTCGCATATGCAACGCGAGTTGTGTGTAACTGTCTACGACAAGTGTGCGGGCCTTGCGAGCTTGCTCGTCTGTCTCGAGTTGTCCGCAGTAGTTGGCAAAGTTCGACCAACCCCGTGGCGGGCGCGTGCTTTTTTCATCTTTGACGAGTGCTTCGAGTCGTTTCGCAAGAGAATCCTCACTGATCGTCTCACCAACCTCGCGATACGTAAGCGCGCCGGTCTCAATGACTTTCCGTAGGGTAGCCATGTTACGAACCTTGCGATCCACGTCAATGACGTGGACTGGCGGGGGAGCTGTGAGGCAAGCCATTGTGGACTTACCGGCACCGGGTGGACCCATGAGTGCGATGCTTGACATCGTGCTCTCCTATAGTAGTGAAGGGTTATTTGATAGGACGGAATCTCGTAAGACCCTGGATAGGTGCCCACGGCTTCACCTCGTATTTTGATTGTAGAATTGTTGGATTGAGGTTTGACGCACAGATATCACGGAAGTGACATCCTCCATACATGTAGCACGCTGCCGGTGCGTTACGATGCCACCTCCGTAAACCAGAGACGTGAAGGTCAAGAAATTCGACGGTGGCGAGCTTGAGATCGTAGAGAAACTCGGCAATGTCTAGAGACGAACGTCGCGCCTCGATCCTTCCAAAGTCTTTCTCAGGATCGATGCCATTGGGAAACTTTCCGCCGATCTTGCGATCAGAAACGTGGATGACGTCGAGAATCATGCCAGCGACATCAAGATTTAACAATTCGTGACAGGCCCATTTGTAACCCGTAAGTTGGTGATTTGGACGAATCTGTTGCGTGTAGTGACTCACGTTAGAACCTGTGGTTTTCGTTTCCCATCCATAGAGTTGGTTGTCTACACGGTTGCGGCGGATACGGTCAATCTTGCCTGCGTAGACAATTGGGTGACCTTGCCACTCCATGAAATAGATAGCGAAACCTATCTCAATATAGGGTTCGTTGGTGTCGGGGCGTATAACATCCTCCCAATTAATGTCGGTTGACGCCCATTTATCAATATAGGCGTCGATGAGATAGAGGCCGCGCTCTACGGATCGCTTCTCTTCACTATCAGCTGACAGAGGAAGAACGTCCGGGCCTTCCTCGCGAACTTCCTTGAGAAAGGCTTTTCGTGCGGCGTTTCGCGCTTCCTCAGTGGGAATGTGTTGAGCGCACGCATTGTAAAATGCAGCAACCGCAGCGTGGAAGGCACTTCCAAAGACAAGGGGAGGCGAGCCATCACGTGGTTGTAGATGCTCGACATATGCCAATCTGCCCTTCTCACGACAGGTTGCGAACGTTGAGAGTGTTGAGTGATCCACGAAAATCACATTGTCGGGTGCTATTCCTACTACCCCTGTCATGTCTCTTTCTCCTCCTCGTCATCAGCAAATAAGTCGTCAAGAATGGCTTTCTGCCTGACACTTTGTGACGGCTCGCCCGGTTTCTTCGCGAGATTTGTGCGCCGAGTCTGAGCCTGAGCGCGGCGTTCTCGCAGAGCGCGAATCTCGGCGATGATCTCTTCATCGGTCATTTCTGTGAGCGATTTGTCAGACACTTGTGTTACCTCCCGCTTTGACTCTAGCTTCGTACCACTTGTCATCTTTATTGAAAACTATAGGCATATGCTTTGGACTGGGTGAGTGCATGATCGTCTGCATCCACTTCCGCGCGGCGGCGACGAGTTCATCGGGGCACCGCTCGAATGATGTGTGCTCGTGCGCGAAGGCGCCATCAGGTGCGCGGAATCTACAGACGGTACAGCGTAGCGGCACCGCCAGCAGCGCGGCTTCGAGGGAGTCAGTCGACGGGGTCATCGTTCCCGCCCGATCAGGCATGCTTCCCTCCTCTCGCCCGGATGGCGGCGGCTGAACATCTCGACGCCTCGTGCCACCACATCGGACGCGGGTCGGACTGGTGCTCGGGCGTACTCCCGTTCGCGCACCTGGTACAAACGTCCTCGCAGCACGCCTCCCGCTCCTCCCGCCTTGCCTCCTCGGCGTAGGCGCGGAGGGCGGTAGCAAGCAGATCATAGGTGCCTGTAGGAGTGAGAGGGGTTTCCGCGTAACACAACTGCTTTGTCAATTCCCGCGCCAGTTCGTCCGCTCGGTCGGTCATGGCTTCCTCTTCTTGGCAGCCGGCCGATGATCCTCGACGACGATCAGGTCCGCGATGAGGACGATGTTCACTGGCATCGCCGCTGGCGAGGCAACCTGGACATAATCGTAGCGCCCGTCAGCCGTCTTCGTAATCGTGATCGTGAGCTTGCCGATCATGTCGTCCCCCTCACCGCCGCGAGGCGGGCGAGATAATGACACATCGCACACGGCGCAGAGTCCTCTTCGTCAAGATCCACGCCGACTCCATCGCAATGCTCGTGTTCTCGTGTTGCCGCCTTAACCACCGCCTCCCTCGCCTCCCACTCCTCACTGGCGAGGAGGGCGTCGGCGATGCCCTCCGCCTCGTCATCCAGGAGACTAGAATGAAACTTCTTCATAACCGCGATCTTGGCTATCGTAACCAGCCGGGCGTGGAGCGCAGGGTTAGGCATCGCGCTTCCTCCCTTTGACAATCGGCCGACCGCGCTTGTCACGCAGGGGGACGAGGGAGATCCGCACGCGGTAGAATGGGCCGTGCAATCTCGCCTGCTCGGCGTTCAATGGTCAGCCTCTCAGTCGTGATAGCCGCAGGCGTAGGCGTACTGCGCGGCGTAGAGCCGATCCGTGGAGTCGGGCACATGGCAGTCGCACCCGCACACGACGTGATGCCCGCCGAGCCGGCCGTCGTTGTAGTCCACCCACACATCGGCGGCACAGTCGTCGTGATCGTCGTGATCGTCAGTCCGGCATGGGTCGAACAGTCGGTAGACGGTGGTGTCCATGGTCAGCCTCCTCGCGTGTTCGGTGCATGCGGGCCACGGCGTAACTCGGAGAGCCGATACTTGCGGATCAACCGCCAGACGGAGGTCCGCTGGAGTCCGAGCGCCCGAGCGGCCTGGGAGACGTTGCCGCCCGTGCTGGCGAGGGTGTGGGCCAGCACCGCGCGGCGGAAGCCGTCGACCTGCTCGGAGAACGTCGCCATCACGCCGCCAGGAGCGCCAGCACGACGCCCCACGCGAGGATCGCCCCCAGCGCCGGCGCGGCGGCCAGGAGGGCATCGCGGAGGGGGGCTTTCCCTCGCGCTCCGCGCCGGGCCATGATGGGCGCCCCAAGGAGGGACCAGCCGATGCCCCAACCCGCGCTGCGCGACCCGCTCTTCCTCGCGTACTTCGACCTCTGGTGCCGGTATCGAGCGCTCATCGCGCTGCTCGCCACGCACACCGGGCAGCCCGCAGAGCGGATCGAAACCGACGCCAGAGAGATCCGCCACGGTCTCTACCGCCTGGAGCGCCTGGACGAGGCGCTCGAGGCAATGTGGTCTCAACAGCTTTCATAAGCGCCCGTAGAGCAACAAAACTAATTGTATTTGTCACTTCCTACCCCCCTTCTTTATTTCCAATCTGACGACCTTCGCTTGGCACACAACCCACTCGTCGTGATTCATCTTGACTATTTGCTTCAAGGTTGTGTTTTCTCCCACAATCGTGCCATTTACCCAGAGACTTACACCACAGGCTGCACCAAGAATGAACGCGACAAGCCAACCTAGGGGGCTCACAACGCAACCTTAATGGGAAATGTCCAAGCGTAAGATTTCCGCCGCTGCTCACTACGTTGGCCATGCTGTCGCGCACCGATCACGACGCGTCTGTCTTTGCCAAAGCGGCGCTCCTGCACGATTCGGATAAGCCCGACTTCGAGTTGAGCTGCAATCCCCGCGTATGTTGCATCGTTTGGCCGATCACGTGGAAATATGAGAGTGCTCATATTGCACAATCTCCATGTCGACACATGCGGCGCGTGCTCCTAGCACTAGGAGTGCTAGGAGCAATGACCACTCATCCTCGTCAAAGTGGAGGAGGCCCGGTGCGGTAACTTCGTCGCCCCAATGAAACTCGAGCCGGGCGCTCACTCGACGATCACCTTGAGCGCTCTCAGTGTGCGCGAGAGAAAGAGCACAAAGTCTCATTCAGACTAGATCCTCCTCGTCAAGCTCGACCTCCTCGGGCTCCAGCAGGAGGGATTCCGAACAGCGCTCGCAGACCTCTTCGGGCTCGAGGTCGCTCACGAGCATCTCTACGCCTTTCACTTCGCCGGGTGCAAGGCACGCCGCGTGCACGAGACCATCCGTCATCTGGTACACTTTCATTTGGGGATCTCCTGGCGATTTAACGCCTTTTGAATGCTCTTTTGCTTGGCGACAATCTTCTTTGCCATGCTGCTGTCCATGCTGTTCTGGGCTACAAGATGTTGGACGAGGAGGGACTTTTCTTGGCCGATTCGGTGGCATCGATCCTCGGCTTGGGTGATGACGCCAGGAACCCAGTCAAGTTCTGCAAATACCACATTTGCTGCGTTCTGGAGATTTATCCCCAGTCCTGCCACCTTTAGAGAGCCAATGAAAAGCTCGCACTTGTCATCAGACCAGAAACGTTTGATCGCCTCCTGTCGATCGCTCATGTTCATTGGGCCATAGACCAGAACGGCGCGGTCGGCAAAGCGATCTCGAATCGCCTCGCCCACGTCGTTATGGTGGACAAAGCATACGACTTTGTCCTTCGCTTCTAGGAGATCATCGAGGTGCTCGTTGACGTAGGGAACCTTCGCGCGTGCGAGAGCATGTCGGATGATGGCAATTTCCTCAAAGAAATATTTCCGGTTAAAGCGCATGTTCTCGATAGCACGCTCGAAGTCATTATCAGTTTCAGAGGTTTCGGTTGTTAGACCTAGGAGATCGCGAAGCTCACGCTCAATATCAGCGTGCTTCTTCCATAGGGCGTTCTCTTTTTCGACAAGAGCGAGAAGCTCACCTTCTGCCGGGAGCTCAATGATCTGACGACGCTTGCGTGGAAGTTCTGTTAAGACCTCTTTCTTGAGGCGCCGAATCATTAGGCCAACACCACGCTCGTTAACAATTTCTTCAACTTCCTTCTCGATGACCTGCACGAGCGTTTCATGCGCGGCGCGTGTGATCTCAAGATCGTGCCCAGTGGTCCCGACATGCTCAACGCCTTGTGTTTCGTTCTCGGGAACATACCCACACTGACATAGATACGTGTTAGTGCTTGAGTGCCCGGTCTTGACCACACGCCTATGAGCCACAAGTTTCGTGGTTTTGAAGTGGGTTCCTTGACGTAGGAACTCTTGCAACTCTGCTAGGTGATATCCATACTTATTACCATAGGGACAGTAGCGTCCGTTGAAGGCTCCCTCAGAAGGCCATTGTCGAGGATCAAGAAAGTGTACGAGTGGGAACAACTCGTATGGGTAGTTACAAATGGGCGTGCCTGTTAACAGAATTTTCTTGCAAGGATGATCGTGAAAACGAAAGAGAGCTTTTGCTCTTTTCGTCGCACGATTCTTGATGTAGTGCGCTTCATCAACTATTAGAACATCCCAGGGCTCTTTGACGAGGGCTCCAGCCCACCTTGTGAGTCCCTCGTAGGAACATATGATTAGGTTGGTAGGCATGTAGAGAGAGGGTGTGCATTGGTCAAGGTCGAATTTTTCCCGTAGGGAAGGGTCCATCCACTTGTCGATCTCGGAGATCCAGTTCAGCCGGAGATTGTTAGGACACACTATCAACACAGAGGCGGGCCGTGTGAGGTTGAGATAGCCAATTACCTGGATTGTCTTGCCAAGACCCATTTCATCGGCTAGTAGCACGCTGGGACGTAGGTACAACTCTGCTATACCTGCGTGCTGGTAGGGGAGATACTCCTCTCCCGCAGGAGCCCAGATGCTGTGCGTGTCAATCATTGCTAGACCGTGGGGGCGACGATCTCGATGTCGAGCTCGATCCGCGCGCGCTCGGTGAGATCGACCTTGTCCTTCTCTGTGAGCTTCCTATAGTTCTCGAAGAAACGCTTCGAGTCCTCATCGGGGAGGCGCAAGTACTCGTTGCAGAACTTGAGGAAGGTCATCTGTGTGGCCACGTTGGTCTCCCGTTTAGTTGTGTGAGAAACGCCACATTTGGCGCGAAGCAAGTAAGTCACCACTAGAGGCACGCCACAAACTACTAATGCGAAAGGTCATGAACCAGGCTCGGAGAGGGCTTGTCGAGCACACAAGCAAATCGACATCCCAAATCCCGCACGTGAGGATGAGGTCAAACTCATCGTTCATGGCTTTTGGAACCTGCTCACATCATTTTGAATGCGCTTTGCTTCGTGATAGATGAGATCTAGCGCTCTAACATATCCTGTGAAACCAGGAAAGTGGGCTTTTGAGAGCCCCATGCTCGTGCCCGACAAACGTTTGATCTGCTCGAGCATACCGACGAGCGCGCGTGCAGGATCTTTCTGTCGTTTGGGCATGCTCTACTCCTCACCCCACAAACGCACAAAATTAATCGCATCGACCCACCCATAATGGGAAATGTAGCGATTGCGTGAGAGAATAGCGATCTGAATTTGATCTACCTTGTGAGCATCCTCGCCGTAAGTCACGCGCAGACCTGTTAGCTGAATCTGGGAGAAGTCCGGTGATGTGAGCTCAACGGTGATCATGGTGTTCCTCCCCTAGTCATCATCGAGATTATCGGGATCGTCGGAGTCACTGAACAGCTCATCAAGAATGGCCTTTTGACCAAGCGTCATCCCCCGAGGCGCGGGACAAGTAGGTTGACATTTTGCAGGGCCATTGGGAATGACCCACCGAGTGCGATGACCGCACGCCGCGCAGGGGACCGAGATGTCAATTTGATACGGACGCTTCAGAATACTGTCATCGACGGGCGCCCTTTTATATGCCATAGAAAGGCGCCATTTATACTCAGATAGCTTACGCTCGAGCCACTGTACTCGAGTGAGATAGTAGGCTATCTCATCGGGCGCCCCCGGTAGGGGAACGCCCCGCGACGGGGTTTCAGCGGGTGAAGGCTTGACCGCGGGAAGGCTCATGTCGTCTCCTCCTGCCCTGACTAGGGCGATCTATAGTCCCTAGCATACTACACGACGTCCAGTTTGTCAAGCGCAAGATGTAGGGGTAGCCGCAGGGGCGACCCCTGCCCCTAGGGGCCCGTATGTAGTATGTGTGTGACAGGTAGGCACTAGGCCCTCGCGCATGCTGCGTGTATGACATCTCCTCGTGCCACCAGCAGATCGTCGAGCTCACTTCCTATCCAAGACTTTTTACAAATACCACAGAGCTTAAAGGGAGAGGCGATCATCTTCTCAACGAGTATCTCAAGCACGCGCGGGCCCTGTACTGGACGATATTTTGACCGCACACAGCGAGTATGTCGTAGTCTCATAAACTCGATGCGCCGCGGGCCATCTATCACAATGCGTGCATTCTCTATGTCAACAGGAGAGTCGCAGATGACGCAATTGTCAAGCCCTCGCTTGATAAGTGATTTGATAGTGACGAGCCGCCTGCTATACTTCATTGCGCCTCCCTCCCTCATAAGGTTGCCGTAAAAGACTTTTGAAAAAGTGAGTGTACCTACCTACCCCCAGGGGCCCCCGGCCCCCCCCCCCCCCCCCCCCCCCCCCCC